GGCGTTTGATTCCTGTTACACTTCCGTCTATGGTTACCGAGCTTCCGTTGAACTTTGAGCCAAGCCAGCTCAGCATTCGCGTGTGTGAAGAAAACACGACAAGCTTCTCATCGCTGTCTGATAAGAAGTCCTCAATCCATTGCAGCACCGCAAAGCGTTTGAGCTTTACCACAAGGCGAAGCAGATACCCGATCTTTACCAAGTGGGGATTCTTTTTGGCGCGGAATACTCGCGCAGGGTTTGTTTCTTGCAACCAGCGCATGAAATGATCTCGTGCATAAATATACTGCTTGCGGTCCATAATCTCCAAAGGAACCATGGAGGGGACTTTGTTTCCAAGTTCAGGCATGACATCCTTTTTGAGGAGACGGATCATTCCCAACGCTTTGAGCTTAGCATGGAGCTTGTCAAGGTTGCGAGCGCCTCCAAACTGAATCTTTCCTCGAACCATCTTAGGTTCACAAAAGTCAAATCCATATTCCACATAGCTCGGAAATTCTTTCGGCCACAATAAATTGAGCGTAGTCCACAGCTCAGCGGGTCGGTTAGTTAGTGGAGTGCCTGACATCGCAATGCGGTGGGGTATTTTTGCCTCTGTTATGAGGCGCTTTAGTGCTTTGTAGCGTTGCGACTCTGCGTGTGCGCAGTAGTGGGCCTCATCCCAAATCACGACTTGAGGCTTGAGCGAAATCAAATACGGAAGCCAGTGAACAAGGATATCGTAATTGACAATTACAATAGGATGCGACGAGCGCATCAAACTATTCTCAGGTGGAGTCTTCCCTGACAACACCTCAGCCATCATATCTAAATGGTGGGAGGCTTCGTGCTCCCAATTCCATTTGAGTGAAGCCGGACACACCACAATGATCGGACGTGCTCGCTTCATTTTGTAGCACCAATAGAGACCCGTTAGCGACTTACCGAGACCCATCTCACTTGCCACTAGATTCACTCCATTGCACTTGCGCAGCACGAGCGCGGAATCCAGTTGGAATGGAAATAAAGTTGTAGCCACGTTACGACGCGAGGAGAGCTTGAACGCGGCAGGGTGTAAGACCTACTTTGTTGAGAAGCCAACACTCTTCCCGCGAAGTGTATTGTCGCGGCCCGCTATCGTCGTAAAAATCATCCTCCGGGACAAGCTCATTGGGAGTCTTACTGCGCCCATTAACGAGCGCACGCAAATCCGCAATGCCTCGAGTTAGTGCAGTAAGACTGAAGCCACTATCGGCTAAATGCTCGCGCAAGACTTCGAGTGTGCTCGTTTTAGTTTCCGCGCCATGGAAGTTGAGCAGCGTGGAAAAGTCACGCCCACCGTCCAGCAGTATTTTCACCACCGCTTTTGCGTCTTTGCTGAGTTCACTTTGCAGCTCCAATAGATAGTTATTTTGCGCCGTAGGGGGCATGGGCGTCAGCTCTGTGAACTCGTCGAGTCCGCGGTGCCTCAGCTCTTTTCGCATGAAGGACATTAAGCCGGTCCAGACTTCGTGGTAGACCCACGAGCTGAGCTTCATGCCTTTCTTTTTGTCGAACTTGTCCACGGACTTGACGAACTGGATGTGTGCTTCGCTAATGAGATCGTCAAAGGGAATGTTGAAGCGGAGCGAGAACGAATGCGTGATTGAATAAACAAGCAGATGCAAGTCTGCGTAGGCGGACGTTAGGACCGCGTCGCGGGAAGTAGTCGAAGGCATGTTTTGAAGGGAAGGGTTGTAAACAATATACTTGGCGCTTTTCCATGTAAAGCTAACTGGAGCTAGCTGTTGAGAAGCTCTGTGGCGCGGAGCAGCTGGTCTAATTGAGTAAGGGGCGGCGAGCGTTTGATTTGCTCCGAGACTCCTGCATACACACTCCATTTTGATATGTTGCTAAGAGAACCCACAGGACAAAGCACATTGTGGATTAGACCTAAACGACTCCATGGAAGGATCTTTTCATCTCCGATCCTGCACAAGAACGCCTGCACTTGTGCGTTTGTGAGTCGTATGCAAGACCAGGTCGACACTGTGTCTGCGGCAGATTCAATTCCCTCTTTCACTTTCCCGATGCAAGTGTCGAGCGCGTCATAAGTGTCAAGAAATTGATGCCGACCTGCTTTGACAGAGCTTGTCACGAAAGGAATGTCAAACGGAATTTTTTGTTCATCCCAGAACCGAATCCAACCACCCGCGTACATGACCAGCGCGTGCCTCCGTGCATTGGAAGTGCGAACTGCGATGCCACTATGGAAAATTCCTGCATTGTTTAAAAGTTTTTGGTTGAGGTTTTCATGGAGCAGTTCAAACGATGCGGTGAATTCTTGGCGGTTAGGACTTACTGCTGAATTATTGTACATAGGTGTGAAAAATTTATACACCTGGAGAATCGTTCGCACGAGATTGTAATGATTGATCCCGTGCCAGTGGCTTCCGGCACCTTCAGGCGGAGTGAGTTTGAAGCGTTTGAGGTCAGCAAGGCTGAGTTTGTATTTGGTGGTGATCATGTTAAAATTGAATTCCTAATTTGCAGCCAGCTTGGATCGTTATGTTTCGGGGTTCAGCACAAGTGCGTAACCACCAAAAGGAGGAGGTCGTAACATTGGATTGGCTTATGTCCCACACCGAAATAAAAGGAGTGAATACAAGACTCATCTTGTTCGCGTGCCTTAGAAAGCAAATCTCTACTCTCACTCCGTCTCCTGCACGTTGTTTATTCGTCACAGTCTGTCCTTGTATTTTGTTGGTTTGTGTTCCTTGTAGAAGAATGTCTCCCTCTACCCGCGGAGTTATTTCCCACCGACTGCTCAGTCTCTCTGTGTAAGACACACCTATCGGCAGGTAGATATATCTTGATTCTCGATCGAATCCAAAATGCCCTGTGTTCGTGAATAGTCCTTGAGCGTTGTCGTCAAGATACCGCAAACCTAATCCGCTGTATAGAACTAGTCGTTGCAGATGCAAGCCCACTTTAATTTCCATTTCATGCAGAGTGTGCGGGACATGACCTATATTTCCCGAGATCGGGCTGGTGTAGTGGAGATTTCCTTTCTCCAAGTCTCCCCTCCCTTCAAAATAGAAGTGAGCAGTAAGCACACTGACTCCTGCACTTGCTCCTGACATCAATCCCTCTATTTTCATGAATCCAGGTTCACGGTAACTATAATATGAAGAGAGCCCGTCGATTTGTCCATGCCACACAGCAGCATGGAGACATGACTGAATGGCGAGGACAAGGAATAGAATTTTGATTTTCATGATAGATATTTTTTGAATAGCAGGAGGCGCGAGGCACGGGTGATTTGTTGGTAGAGCTGGTCACACTCAGCGGAAGTCATTTTGAGGAGCAGTGTGGGAGCGAGCTTGGCTTTGGTGATAGTGAGCAGCATTCGCAGCACGTTGCGCTTGCCGCCTACGGAGCCGCTTGTCTTGTAAGGTACAGCGTCGCGGGGTATGGGTTTGCGGATGACGAGGCCTGTCTGGTGGAGCTTGGGCTTGAGAGGTACCGCGCACACGCTGAGCGCATAACGCGGATTCGGCATGTTGGGAGTGGGTTCTGTGTTCCAGCTCGTGCCGACTAAACGGTGCGTGGCTTTAGGATCAAAATCAGCCTCCACGTATTCTCCATCTACGAATTTGACTTCGTCCACGAGGTTTTCATTGAAGAGCTTAAACAGCGTGCAGGCGTTTCCGTTGTGGATTTCGTGGCGCTTGTTTTGCTGGCGCTTGCGTTCGTTCTCGATGTCCTCGAGGATGGTAGTTTCGTGGCCGTCGGCGTCGGGATGCGCTTTGCGGAAAGCAGGCAAGGACCTGCTGCGGATGCGGTCAATTCTTAGTCGATGTTGAATTTTCATGTCTGGATTTTTGCAGGCGGTTGAATTGTTTGATGGCTTGGCTGCGCAGGACGATAAAAACTTCACAGCTTGAAGATTTGTATTGCTCTTGTACTCGTTCAGCTCGCTGTGTCGCCTCGCGCCAATTGAGCGCCCAAGCACCAACTGGGCTGGGTGTAGTTTCATAAGAATCACCCATTCCGTCAACCCAGCGGATTAGACCTCCGGGGTGTTTGACTTCGATTAGGTAATACGGCGTTTTCATTGTTAGATGGATTAAACTGCGAACTTTGCGAATAGAGGGTTGCTGAGTTACTTAACTGATTACAAAGCTATGTTTCCGTAATCAGCTTGCAAGCTTTATTTTGAACTATTTTTCCATGTGGATCTCTACCTGCGATAATAAGCCATGCACCAGATTCAATCCCAAAAACGCGAGCACAGTTTGCCGTGGCGCGCTAGGTGTGAAATGATGGTTGCTCGAGGCGAGGCAAAAGACTTCACCGATGCGGCTTCCAAGCTTGCTGCGCAGCGCAAGCCTTCCAAGCGAATTTATCCTGATCCTACAACCGCAAGATTTCCTTACCGAGACGACTGATGAAAGAAATTAAAGCCACGCGAGCCCTCAAGGAAGAAGCCTACAAACATTTCCTCAAAGGAGGAACAGCCGCGACATTGTCAGATCATTTGAAGCGTCTTCCGATTGCTGTGCTTCAAGCTTGCCAAGTTCGAGCCTTCCAAACCAAACTCCATCGCAAGTGTGTCGAGGATATCAGAGAAGGCGGGCCTTTATCCAAATCAATCGCGGCATCATATCCTGCTCATGATTAGCGCCATCCGCTTGCTCAATTTTCAAGCGCACGAGAAGCGGATCATTAAATTTGATCCGCACGTCACGACGATTGTAGGCCGTACCGATGCAGGCAAGAGTTCGATCATCCGCGCCCTCGTGTGGGCAATGACGAACAAGCCCGGTGGCATTGAATTCATCCGTCACAAAGCCAAGCAAGTCGAAGTGGATTTGAAAGTGGACGGGCAGCAAATCAAGCGCATCCGCGGCAAGACAGAGAACGCCTACTTTCTGGACAACAAAGAATCCAAAGCGTTTGGGCAAGACGTGCCGCCTGAGATTGCTGCGCTGTTAAAAGTAAGCGACGTCAACATCCAACAGCAACACGAGGCGGCTTTTTGGTTCTCACTCAGCGCACCCGAAGTCAGTCGACAGCTCAATGAAATTGTGAACCTCGGAGTTATTGACCGCTGCATGAGTGGAGTGGCAACACTGATCCGAGAATCAAGGATGCGTGTCACAGTGTCTGAGGAGCGCCTCGAGAAGCAGCAAATCGAAAAAGCACGCCTCAATTTCGTTCCTGAGATTGACAAAGACTTAAAGCAGCTCGAAGCGGCAGGAGCTGAACTGGAAGACGTCTCAAAAAAGAAAGAGCGTCTTGTCCTTCTAATCCATCTTTGCAAGCAGCGAGCTGAACTCATTTCGTTCAAGCAGGAGCAAGTGACAGAGCTGCAAGGAGTGCTCGAATGTGCTGATAAGCTGTACACATTATTTCGCAAGCGCAGCAACCTACAACGACGCATAGACACCATAGTCAAGATCGAATGCGACTATAATCAAACGAAGATAACAGCAGACCGACTTACCATGCACTATAACAAACAATTCAAAGGCAAAGTGTGTCCGCTCTGCCATGGGAAAGGCCATCTGTGAAACCCGTTCCTATTGCTATCTTGATTTCTGATTTGCATCTGCAACTGAACAAGCCCGTGGCACGAGAAGAAAAAGACTGGATGGAAGTACAAGCAGATAAACTGGACCGAGTTTATCGATTAGCGGAGGAGCACGCAATCCCTGTTATCTGTGCAGGGGATATTTTTGACCGTTGGAATTCTCCGCCGGAGCTTATAAATTTCGCCATAAAGTTTCTACCCCGTGTCATGTATGCTGTGCCCGGTCAGCATGACTTGCCCTTGCACAATTATGACGATAGGAGAAAATCGGCCTACTGGACATTGTGCATGACTCAGCGCATCCAAAATCTTTATGGAATTCATGGTCCTTTCCAAGGAATCACTATTACTGGATTTCCTTGGGGTGTTCCTATCACTCCTTGCGAGCGCAAAGACAACACAATCCAGATTGCCGTAATACATCAATACGTCTGGAAAGAAGGATGCGGACATACACTTGCATCTGATGCGCAGCGAGCGAGCAAACTGAAAGCGCAGCTCAAAGGCTATGACGTCGCACTCTTCGGAGATAATCACAAAAATTTCGTAGAAAAAGTAGGTGATTGCACTGTATTTAATCATGGATGCTTCATACCACGCAAGAGCGACGAACGAAATTATAAACCTCGCATTGGAATCTTGATGAGTGACGGGTCTCTCACTTTTGAAGCGCAGGACACTTCAAAGGATCTATGGGCTCCTATTGCCGAAGCAAAGAAGAAGGAAAGTGATGGTAACATGCAGAGGATTATTTCCGAGCTGCAAGACCTCGGCGCTACCGGACTTGACTTCAAAGAGGCTGTAAAGCGTTATTCCGCTTCCAAAAATATAGCAAAGCCCGTGCAAGACATCATCAATCAACTCCTCGAGCAAGATGGATCTTAACGAATACACGCACCTTCAGGATCAGATCAAATCCAAGCAGAGCGAAGTGGATCGCTTGCGAGGTGCGCTGGACGCAGCTAAAGCTGATCTCAAAAAGGAAACCGGCTGCACAGATATGAAGTCAGCCAAGGCACAGCTCGAGGCGCTAACACAAGAAGAACTCGAAGCGCAGACACTCTACCAACAGAGGCTAGCGAAGTTTGAAAGGAAATGGAAAGATGCTCTTAGCCCATTATAGATTCCGTCTGCAGGTTGATTCTTTCAAGAACGAGTACAAAAGAGCAGCGGACGCAGTTGCCGAGGAAGAACGAGCCCTAGAAACCGCGCAAAACAGCGTGAAACAGGCGCTAGCGGCCCAGGAAGTACTACAAACAGTGTCAGCAGCGGTGCAACAGCAAGCACACGAGAAAATCGCCGCTGTCGTGTCCCGCTGCCTTGAGGGTGTTTTCGAAGAACCTTACGAATTCAGAATTGTCTTTGAGCGCAAGCGAGGCAAGACCGAAGCTCGTCTAGTTTTTATGCGCAACGACATGGAAGTGGATCCGATGACAGCAAGCGGAGGTGGAGTGATTGACGCCGCTGCTTTCGCACTGAGGCTTGCTTGTATGATGCTGTCTCGCCCTAAAGTGAGACGGATCTTGGTGCTTGATGAACCCTTTAAATTTCTTAGTGCAGAATATGACGAACGACTTTGCGAGCTGCTCACTAGTCTTTCAAATGATCTCGGAGTTCAGTTTATCATCGTAACGCACAAAACAGCTCTCCATTTAGGAACGGTGATTGAGCTTTAGAGAGGTCGTCCTTGCTCTTCTTTTGTACATTCATAAAAGTTATCAGGCAAGGCGGGCAAAGGAGGAGGGATGAACATCACCCTTCCTTTTTCAACATGCCGCTTCATCTCGGGTTCATATATTACAGGAACCTTGTTCTTTTCCAAGCTTTCGCGCATAGCAAGAATTCGATCGTTCATCCTTGCAATTTACAACAGCGAACATGCTCCGCATATACGTAGTTCTACTACTATTTAATTTTCCCGTCACGAAACATGGAATGTTCCGGGAATAATAAAGGGGCGGCAGGAACACACCCGTAAACCTGCCGCCCCACTCTAACCACAATCCCCGCGCCGCCATGAGAAAGAAGCGCGGGAAATTACATATTGAAACAATATACTGACATAACTGCATTTGCAGCAGCATGCGTTCCAGTACAATTAAATCCAAACTCAATGGTATCCGTGCTCGCCAACGCAATTACCAATGGAATTGTTAGAGTTAACGAGATTCCATTCAGGATGGGACCAAAAGTAGTCCAACTGCCTCCATTAACTCTATAAAGTAATTGAAGATTGGCGGCAGAACCCCCAACATTAATACATAGTGAAACTAGAAAACTTTGGCTTCCAGATCCTCCAAATCTATTTAGTGCAAATCCCGATCCCGTAGCCCATCCATACATAGGACAAAAAGGTCCCGTGGGGGAGGTGGCGGATCCTGAAAAGTTACTAGTAGAAAATGCAATAGCAGGAAAAGTAGACGATGTTCCATAGCTGCTATTGTACAGAGCTCCAGCCGTTGCCAGCAACGGGGAAGCCATCGCCACTGTTGCCATGATTGTTCCGGCTACAATTGTTCCAGCGTCCACGGAAGCAATTTTTGCAGAAGTAACCACGGCATCTTGAATATTTGCTGTGTAGGTGATTATGATATTTGCACCCACTGCTGCTGCCTGCACCGCGCCTGCTTGAATAACACCCGCTGTGACACAACCTACGGTTAGTTGATCATTTAAAATCGTGTCATTGCCTACAGGTTGCTGCCAATACACCGTGCCACTTGTGGCCGTAGGATCCGTCCATCGGTATAGTCCTTTAGTGAATCCACCTCCATCGGCTGTAAGATACACAGTACGACCTTGAAAATTCCCGCTGCTTGGAATTGTGCTGACTATTTCTACTGCAGTAATTCCTGGAACTAAGTAACTTAGGCTGACTCCGTTTAGAGTGGTGGCCGTATAGGGCCCTAGAATCGCGCTACTTTGCCCTCCTATGCTGTTTTCCCTGAACCAGTAGTAGCGGAGTTGATTGTTGGGTAGATTGATGTCCGGCCAAAAAGCGGTAGGAAATGGAACCGTGTAAGTAGGACTGGAAGGACGAAGTGAAGAGTTGGAAGCAAAGATATCTACGGATGCAAGTGCCGTGTTTGAAGAATCCGTCCATTGTAGAAACATTACCTGTAATCCCGGTGTCAGCACCACATTACTAACCCCAAGCGGGGTGTTCCCATTGCTTATAACTACGTTGGTGGGCGCGGTGGGAGCCTGTCCTATCCAGTAATCAAATCCTCCGTTGCCTACACCAATAGCTCCCACTCGAACCCAGATAACTTTCGGCAGCACAGGGAACGAAATAGTAAGTGCCGTGGTGTTGTCCGATATAGTTTGATAGGAGACACCATCATAAGAGAGCTGCACCACGTAGTAGCTTGCCCCTGCCACAGCGTTCCAGGAGGCTATCACGCCGTTCGGGTTAAAGGGATCTGGAATTACCTTCAGCCCTGTAACTGCGGGTAACTGCGGAGCAGGCCCTGGACCACCTTGATTAGGATTGGTATCGACCGGAGCAGTGAGAGTATCGAACGAATAAACTATCGCGTCGTAGTTGCTGCACTCCACAGAGATTGTTTCATCATTATTGGGAATTACATTTAACACCCGGCACAACTTCCCTACATAATTTTGCAGACCAAAAATGAAGCGAGGTAGCTCCTGATTATCCGCAAATGTAAGAACCGGGAAATGCGTGGTATTGGGAACCGTTAAAGCCTTGTCATTTCCCATTACCGGCGACGCCACCACAGGTCCGTAGGTGCTGCCGTTGCTCAATCCTATCAGTATCTCCATCACTGCGCCTGTCGCCGAACTAAACACCACAGGCTCGGACAAAGCCAGAGTCCATATAGTACCTGCTGTATTGAGGGTGGCGGACTTAATCATCCCTCCACTACCCCACCGAGGCACGTCATGGGATACACTAATCATATCCCCGAAGGTAGGTATGTACCCTTCCCATCCTGACTTGAATTTGATATCCTCTCTGAGCTGCCATTGCACCGCTCGTCTATACATACCAAGTCTGTAGGCCTGATCCCTGTCCGTGACACCTGCAATAGTGAGTTGTTCCGGATTGTTACCGAACTCTACAGGGGATAGACTTCCGTCTAGCATCAAAGCAAGTACCGTCTCATCATCCCCCGTTAGTGCATCCTTGTAAGTAACCATGCAGCCATCAAACTCATTGATGTTCCAAAACTTCATATCCCACTCAAAGGAGCCTTTAACAATGTTCTCCGCATTGAACACCGAAACAGGAATCGTTTGCGGATCATCCCGCACCATTCCAATTAGAGAGCCCGCCAGCACGGGCAACGCACGAGCTGGTGCCGCTATGGTCATGGCTGCATCCCAAACCGTGGTTCGTTGATCAAATATCCAATCGAAGAAAACACCCTTTGCCGTTAGCTCCGTGTCCAATGCTAATAAAGCGGAAAGGTTTAAATAAATATCATTTAATAGCCCGCCGTAGTAGGACTTAAACAAATCACAAAATGCCCACACCAGAGAGCGTGAGGTCTGCGTAGTCCACGACGTTCCGTTCCACACAGGAATCTGCCTTGTGGATATTACATTAAATTTGTTGGTGTTGTTATTGTTGAGATTGAAAGTGGCTTTGGCCTTCACCGCAATCATCGTCACGTTTCCGTAGCTTTGTTTGGAGGGAAGAAATGCCCGCATCTGATCCCATTGCAAACCATCAGTGGCACCCGTTCCTAAATCCGTGTTATTGGTGCGCTGACCTCTTACTTGGTACCGACCTGAAGCAAGGCTGGTATTTGCTAAGGTTATGCGCTGCGGTGTTGTGGTAGTTAGAGTGTCATTTGCAGTGAACAGAGTGGTCCACGCCCCTAATGGAGTACCACTGTCGTCAATCTGCTGATATTCCCATAATGCCTGTACCGTCTCAGACTCCAATGCACCTGTCGTAGCATCCACCTTATAGAGAGCGCCAGGATAGGAATAATCCACCTCTATCCATTTCGTTCTCGTTCCAGGAGGATTGCAAATAAAAGGTCCCAGCACCACAAACCCCGTTTGGTTTGGTCCCAGCATTGCTACGTTACTAACGTCACCGCTTGTAACCACGTTATCAGGAAACAACGTAACGAGACTGCCAGGAGCCACAACCTCATAGGTAATTTCCTGGAAGTCCCCTATGGGAGTGTCATCTATCTGGATTGCTGAAATGTCAAATAGCCCCTGCCCCAAACAAAACAACTGGTATAGGAACTGCTCGTTATTGATATACTGAGTGTACGAGGCTGCTGCGTAGGAGGGGAAGTGTCTCGCGTAGCCATACTGAACTTGGATAGGATTCCCTAGGCTTACCTGATTACTTTGTCCCGATAGAGAATAGATAGGATTGGCTTGTGGGATTTGAGAAGCGTTCCTATTTTGTGAAGGCAGCTTGTGCTGAATGGCCAACACAACTGTGGCCACAACCTCCAATGCCACAATCGCCCATATCACCCAAACAGGAAACCCTGGCAGCGTAATAAAATGAACCGTATCGTTTGATTCAAGGATTCGAGCGTCCCATTCCTTCCTAAGAATACCCTCTCCATTTATAATACATATAGTAGGGATGGTGAAATCTTGGAAGTCTGGTCCGTGTCTTTCCTTTAGGTACTCCCGTATAGTAATTCGTGCCTTCAGTTCAACACGCAGAGTATCCTTGCGCATCTGCAACACGTTGTTGACTTCGAGTATAAGAGCCATATTAAGCAGCCCACGACTTGTGGAAGTAAAACTCTATAGTGGAGAATCCTAGGGACGGCATCGTGTTTAGCTTTTGACAGAGGACCCCCTGCTTAGCCATTGCGTGTATAATCACCCCTGTGTCCAAATCCAGAAACACACCCACATGGTTAATTTTATTGTTCTTGGACAGCGCCACAATCGCTCCATCTTTGGGTGTTTGCAGCTTCACCCAATCGCCTCCAAGCAGCATAGTTTCCGTGGTTTTAGATACTACGTCCAAATCCAGCGGATTAATAATCATGGGGTCCATCTCCCTTGCGAAGTGCCGCTTCTCTATCCACCAGCACAGCCCCCAACAATCAAACGTGGCGGGACCGCGTCCCAGCGCCACCCATTTGTTTCCTACATACTGCGAGGCCCAGTGTGGTTGTGTGTTTCTCATGCTAGAAGGGGATATAGGTGGTTTGATTAGCGAGGCCCGGGAATCTTTGGGTGTTATATAGCTCCGAAGGGAAATTCTTATTTATGATATCCATGAACGTGGCTTGGCACGACACACCCTGCGGGGTTATAATAGCTCCCGTTAGGTAAAGTTTTAGCGGAGGAATCATTTGACATGTCGTAGGATCCGAACTCAGATACGGCCGATAGGTAATAGAGACAGGAACATTGAAACCTTTCACCGCATTAAGAAAATCACTCACAACAAGATTAATGTCGTCTACCATTATATTAATCTTCTGTAGACCGTTGTCCCCGGATCCTGGTAGCGTTATATTAAATGCCGCCGCAGTGAAAAGTTGCGTCGTAATGCCGTCCTCCAGCGTGAAAGTCCAAGGTGCCCTATCCTTTACCAGCCAGATAGTCCCACTGGGGAGGTTCGGGTGAGACACCTCCAATGTTTCCAGCAACACCACTGAGGATGGAGCTAAAACAAACGCCTCCTTTAAAGCTTCTTGAATTGAAGGGTTCATTTTCCAAAAAGTTTCTCACCGAGTTTTTCCAAAATGAATCCCAACAAACCGACAACCATACCCCACGCCAGAATAAACCCTTTCATCTTGCCTGCATTTGTATCTCGTATGTGTTCGAGATCCGCAACTCGTTTTTCCATGTCCTTCTTAACTTGGGATCCTTGTTGTTTGATATCTTCCAAGCTTCGATCTTGAAAATCTAAACGATCCTTTACGTACTCCTTCAGAGAGGAGGCCTCCGTAAGGATCTTGGCAAACATCGCATCCACGCTGCGCAAGTTTACTTTGACACGGACTTCCGCACCGTCTGAATCGTCAGGTTCTTCTTTTCGAGGGGCCATAGTAGTTGTGTGTAGGGTTAGTTAAAGCGCAGCCCGGACAAGATGGATAACAGATTTTGCATCCTTAGTCATACTAGTTGAGAGATTATTGAAGACGGTATCGTCTAAAACCTTTTGCGTGGCAGTGTCCGCATTGTTGTAGGCGTTGTCGATAACTGGCACCACTTGGGATAGGGTTGTTTGTAATTTTGTAGCTTGAGCTTGTGTAGCTTGCAATAGGTTTCCTTTTTGGTAGTGTTGATAGAACCAAACTCCCACTACAATGAGCAAAAGCAAGGTTGCGCCTAACACCCCGTATTTAAACCACCACTGTGTGATGATCTGTGCCAGCCCTAAACACATTAAGGACAGTATTCCAAAAGGGTAAACTATTTTCAAACCAGCAAGCTGTCCAAATCCCACACCCAGTCCAAAGATCAAAAGGAACACCCCACCAGCAATGTTTAGGTACAGGGCTTGCTTGTCCTGCTCAATCTGAGATTCCTTCGCTTTCTCATCCGCTAGGGCTTTATCCGCAGCGGTTTGATTCTCGTTTGTTTTCTGGATAAAAGCATCCTGCTGAATCTGCTGATCCTTGAGTGCTTGGTCTCTTTTGGCTATTTCAGCAGCTTCTGCTGCTTTCTGGGCTGCTAGCGCCGTGTTTAATGCCGCAACGTTGCTCGCTAGCGTGTTATTAGCTGCTAATGCAGCTTCTGCCTTACCTTGCTGCACTAAAGCGTTGTTTTGCGATAAAGCTAACGCCATCTCGGGATCCGCTTGTACGTCTGCAAATATACCTAAAGCAAGAGATAGATCCATATCCACTATCGTCTTGGGATTGCCTTTAGGATTTAAGGAGTTGTTTGTTTTCGCGTCCGCAATTGCCGATACCGCTTTACTCTCTTTCAAGGCTTCTATGGCTTTGACTTGCTTCGATGCTTCATCCGAGGATTGTATCGAAGTGTCTACTGCAGACGTAGCACGTTGTAAAGGAACTGCTTGGACTATGGGCGCTTGTAATCCGATAGGTTTATGGAAAATACTGCATCCAGTTAGAAGTAGGACAAATAGCAATTGCAGCAGGGACTTATTCATGGCGATGTTTTTGATGATGATTACGTGGAAAATAAAACTTGCAACGATCCATGTTGGAATTACGATAATAGGACTATGAAGCTTCTACCGGTTTTTCTATTGCTTGTTCTAGTAATTTTATCTGGATGCCTTGCACCGCTTCCTCCCAGTAATTTCCATGCTTTGGTAGTGGGGGAGAAACAAGGGCAAGTAAAATACGATACAGATGTGTTTGAAACCGAGGGGGATTCTATGCTCCCAACATTGCCAAAAACGGCCAAAGTTCAAATTGAGTATCTTCCATTCGCTCAGATAAAACGAGGCATGATTATCAGTTATTGGAATGAGTCTATAAATGCGTATGTTCTGCACCGCGCAGTTTATCACGCAGGGCTTCCTAACGAAGGATGGATTTGCAAAGGTGATCATAATTTAAGGGAAGATGGATGTCTTGTAACGAAGCAAAATTATATTGGAAGATTTGTTCAGATCGTTTCCGTGGATCCTTAGTAAATTCGGTAGGCAAATATTGAAGCCTCCTCGACAATGTAGTACCCACCTGAAGTGGGGTTTGCAACGGCAGTGAAAATAGTAATGGAATCATTGGTATTAGCGGTGGTATAAACGCAGAATCCCGTACAATGTCCGTCTCTGCTTTTAGAGGTAGCCTCGGTAATGGGACATACTCCAAGAACCATAGGTAGGTAAGAAAAAGAATTATTGGTTCTAGCCATCTTAAACTGTGCTATGGTTTCTTGCGCAGTTGTCACAGGAGAGCTAGTGTCCATTCTAATTTCATATTGAATGACCCATGTGCCCGCTGCGGGAATTGTAATAACAGGACTAGTAGTACCGAAAGTTATAGCAGCATAGCTACTGGTCATCGGATAAACAGTGCCGGAGGCTATGGCCTCCACTAAATTGGAGGACGAAAATAGATTTCCAGGCAGTTGTCCTACCGCTAAAGTTCCACTTGATATATTGGATGCATTAGTTGTGTCCGTTGTTGCACTAGTGGCAAATCCGGTGGTGCCCGATGCGGGCAATCCGGTACAATTAGTAAGCGTACCCGATGAAGGAGTTCCAAGTGCAGGAGTCACTAATGACGGACTGGTAGCTAATACCGCGGCACCTGATCCTGTAGAGGTAGTGGCCCCAGTACCTCCATTAGCTACAGGCAATGCCGTACCAGATAAACTAATGGCTAAGGTACCAGACGTTGTCACAGGACTTCCACTAATGCTAAGGAATGCTGGAACGGAGGCGGCTACTGAGGTTACTGTTCCGCTTCCTCCGCCTCCTGAAGGAGCTGCCCATTTGACTCCCGTTGTCTGTGTAGAGTCTGCTGTAAGGACGTAAGTATCGGTCCCCACTCCTAACTTAGTTAAGGTAGTAGAGGCACTCGCAATGGGTATATCCCCTTTTGTGTATGACGCTATATTCGTGCCGCCTCGGGATACCGCTAAAGTTCCACTTGATATATTGGATGCATTAGTTGTGTCCGTTGTTGCACTAGTGGCAAAAGGTGCGCCATTTGTCTTGGTAACTATCATCGCACCAGTAGAAGCTAGAGTGCCGTCTCCACTTACAGAAGCAGGCGCGTAGGCTGTTCCTCCTGCATTGCCTACAGGAATTTGCCCACTTGCGGGGGCTGTGTTCGTCAGGATAGCCGCTTTAGTTTGTACATCGTTTGTTACTGAACCTAAACTGACATCGCTTGCCGTGACAGTTACGTTACTAGATAGAGCATGTCCATTTACTGTCACAGTGTTTGCTACTCCATTCGTAATCCCATACCCTGAAAGAGTGGTAGGAAGGCTGGCTAGATTTGAAAATACATATCCGGTACAGTTCGTGAGTGTGCCTGATGCAGGGGTGCCGAGCGCGGGAGCGGTGAACGATTTATTGGACAATGTTTGAGTGTCAGAGGATCCGATAACCGTTCCAGAAGGAGGCGACTTGCCCGACCACGTGTCCAAGTTTGCCGACCATGCTTCCACATTCGTACCTATAACTAGTCCTAAGTTAGTACGAGCCGTTGCAGGTGTAGGGACATCAGATAGATTATTTGATTTTAGTAGAATAGAACTACCTACAGCACTCGTAATAGCCGCACTATTCCCACTAAAAAAGGTAGTAGGCACAGCAAGCGCTCCAGTAACTCCGTCCGCTTTTACCGCCACTTGTGCTTTTGCTGTGGAAGTAATCAGCACAAGCAAGAATATATATTTCAGTATCTTCATGATAGTTAGTTTCTTTGCATCCAACGAAGGGTGACATTATCTAAAGGCTGAACACACTCGGATGAAGTAACAGCACTAGAAATGATAAGCTCCCACACCAGGAAGCCCTCCGAGGCAAATATGACCATCAATAGAGAGGGGACTGCTCGCCCTATTGTAGGAACCCCATCAAGATTAGTAGGACCTCCCCCTGTTCTCGCTGTTACTGTTAGATTTATAATAGTAGCCATTTCGATGTCTCCTTGATCGGGAATTAGTATATAAGCCAGTTCAATTTGCGCGGTGAGTAACCAAAGCGGCTCTTGAAATTTTATGTTGTACGGGCCTTGCGATCCTCCGCAAATAAAACGACAAACGTAGGACTGCACTCCACCAAACCCGCCCACTCTCATTTGCATTATAAACCAATCCTGTCCATTGTTTATGGTTTGGGAAAAGAAGGTTTGAAACGTCGCCCATTGTGCATCGGTGAAGTAAAAGCGCACATTGTGAGTAAGCAAATCCTTGCTGAACCTTCGACGCTGCCGGACCCGTGTGCTCTCCATTACTGTGCGACGCATTGCAACCTCGATTTGCTGGTCTATCTGTTCGAGGTGTCCTGGTAGAGTGGAAGGCCATGATTGATAGCTCACGTAGAGGTCTCCTCAAAGATTTCAAGTTGAAACACCACCTGCCAAAAGGGATCTGTGTATGTTCCTTGATATGTTCCGTTCACCATTCTAACGGTTCGGTTTACCGCAGGGGCTCCTTCAATAGGCACGAGCATTTTAAAGTGGTCCGCTCCGCCATTTATATTATAGAGAACGAAGGATTGAAAAAGGCAGTAGGTAGGATCGTCCAGAAGAATCTTCACCGTCTGCGTCTTAATCTCGTACTGAAAACGCTGTCTTTGGTTGATCTGCCCCCCGTCTATATTGGTGCGAATCGTGGAATTGTCATCCGCAGAAACATAGTCCAGAAGCGGTCCCGG